ATAGAGATGTTCATATAATACCTAAATTTGATATACCTTCTAACTGGAGAATATTTAGAGGAATGGATTTTGGTTCCAACAATCCTACAGTATGTTTATGGGTAGCAGAAGACAAGGATGGTAACTTATTCGTAGTAGACGAGTACTACCAAACATATGAAACTATCGAGTACCATATAGGAGTCATAAAATCAAACGAGTTAAACCCGCAGGTAATTTCTACGTATGGAGATCCATCCGGTACACAATGGTTATTAGAGTTCCAATCTAGAGGACTTTACATTACTGCTGCATCAAGAGAGTCTGGTCAATTAGGTAAAACATGGGTAACATTGGGCATAGAAAAGATACAGGATCTAATTAAGCCTATTGTTGGTCACTACATTATGCAACCGCATATGCAACCAAGAAATGATGGCTTACCAAGTATTTTCGTAACTGCTAATTGTGTAAAAACCATAGAAGAGTTCGAGAAATACAGATGGAGACAGAGAGCAAGTAAGGATACAACTCTAAATGAGTTAGATGTTCCTGAAAAAGCTGATGATCACTGTTTGGATGCTTTAAGGTATATAATAGTTTCATATAAAAGAAGAAGGAATGAGGGAAATGAAGGATTCCCTGACGATACTAAGTTGTTCAATAAAGGGTTCTATTGACAATACGTAGTCCTAAGTGATAATTTTTAAATAACATACCATGCCGAAAAAATCAATAGATACAGATATAAAGATAGGAGACTTACAAGAAGACTTAGCCAACTCTGATAGGTACATTGCTACCAAGAGAGCTGACTGGGATGACAAGGAAGATATATTTTTTGCTAGGAACACAGATGATATTAGTGCAGACGAAACTAAATCTCAAATACACGATCCAAGACTTTCAACATACATTATAGAGAGATCCGGGAGGGTTAGCGCACAGCTACCAAGAGGAAAAGCTATACCTATAAGCAAATCTAATAGGGGTAAATCAAAACTTATGAATCTTATAACAGATAAATACGTTATACCTAATGCTAATTCTCAATTCCCATTTTTAACAAAACTAAAACTAATGCAGATATATTCAAATATATATGGTGCATCGTTTGGATTAGTAGACTGGTTAGTAGACAAGAGAAGAGACTACGTTGGACCAGATTTATGGCTAGTAGGTATAAGAGATTTCTTTCCACAGGTGGGAGCAGTCAGTTTAGAGGACTCCGACTATGCTATGGTAAGCACACTTAAATCAAAATCATGGTTAAAGACACTTGATCCAGAACTTTGGAAGAATATAGACAAGGTTTTAGATGGAATGGCAGATGAAAACCTAAAAGGTACGTCTAGATCACAGATGTCAGCAGAGAGAGTCTCAAAAAGATACTCTGAATATTACACAGACGATCAAGAATCAGTAAGAAACCCATCAGTAGAGGTTGTTACTAGATATGAGAGAGATAAATGGATAACATTTTTGCCGGAACATGGCGAAATTATAAGAGTTATAGAGAATCCTCATGAAAATGGCATGCTACCTATTGTTTCTAAGTATAATTTTCCTGTTTTAGAGGATTTTTTCGGCATGGGAGAGTTCGAAAGAGGTGAAACACTACAGAAATCATTAGATTCATTGATAAATTTATACTTCGATGGTGTAAAAATGAGTTTATTCCCCCCATTACAGATAAATACAGATGGTGTAACTCCTTCAAGTATTAAAATGAGACCGGGAACCAAGTGGTTTGTTGATAGACCTAACATAGATGTACAAGCAACACAGGTATCACCAAGAGGTTTAGATACTTTTGTAGCTTCCTATCAATATTTATTAGGTGCTTTACAGAATTCACAAGGAACTAGCGAAACAAACATATCTGCTGGTGTAGATTCTACTTTAGGAAAGACACCTCAAGCACTTGCTATGCAAGTTAAGAGAGAGGGAGTCAGAGATTCAATGGAAAGAATGCAAATGGAGGAGACAGTAACGCAGATAATGGAAAGATTCGTTAATTTAGAAGCTAAAAAGATGCCTTCGGCACTTGTAATGACACTTTTTGAAGAAGAAATAGATGATATTGTAACAGATTTCCCTGATTTAATAGATATTTTCGAGGATGGGCAGTCAGGAAAGATAACAATCAACAGAGAAGTTATAACAGGTAAGTATGTATACAAGATAGACAAGGGATCTATGAGTAGAAGAGATGAATCTGCTGAAATAGAGAGTCTATCACAACTTTTAAGACAAGTTTTAAATGGAGCGCAGATAGAACCACAGTCAGGTGAGTTAGTTTCACCTATAATAAAGGCTTTCGAAGCTAGTGGTAAGAAGTTAGACGTGGCAGAAATGTTTAAGAGAATAATTATTGGCGCAGGAGTATCAGACTGGGATAAGATTATATTAGATAGAGAAGAAGTATTATCACAACCACAAGAACAAGAGAAAATGTTATCACAAGAAATGGATCAATTTTTAGGCGGTGTGTCACAACAAGGTGGGCAACCACAACAACAGGGTGGGATGCAACCACAGCAAGGACCAATGAGATGAAATCAAATATAATAGAACCTAAGAACACAGACTTTCTTAAATTTATAAAGGAAGTAGAATCTAGCAAAAAAGATACTAAATCTTTTAGTAAAAGAGATCAGAATTTTGCATTGATGACTGAATTAGAAGGATGGAAAGATTTTAAAGAGATGGCAACAACAAGAATAGATAAACTTATGTCTATGAGAGACTACGATGCATCGGGAAGAGACCTTAGCGAATTAGGTTTAAGATTCCTAGTTGCTGATATTGTATCAGGAGAAATAATGGATATGATAAAGAGAGTAGATCAAGCAAAAGGCATATATGATGAAGAACAGAAAGATAAGTGAACATAATAAAGAGGGATGGAAGAAGCTAGAAGAGGTAGAAAAGTTCGATAACACATTAAGTGGTGAGTGGGTACAGAGAGGACCATATATAGTTAACACGTCAGGAAAGCTAGAATATGGAATATTTATAGGAATTGATAAAAGACTGACCGGTATTGACGAGAAGGGTCAACCGATATTACAATCTATTTAAGTGATGATTGATATTGGGAGCCAAACCTTTCGATGACTTGGACTCAAACCCATTTTGTTTTGGCTCCCTCTACCAGTTTTCAACTGGAGTGGAAAGCAGTCTGTTCCACACTTCGTAATTAGTGGCGTGTATTTTATTATTTTAGGAGGAAAAGATGGAAGAACAAACTCCAACTCCTCAATTAGAGGAACAGGAAGTTCAGGAAGCTGTAGAAGAAACTCCAGTTACTGAATCGCCAGAATCTATTGAGTCAGAAAACGAAGATGGTGTCGATTTAGTTAAATCAGATCGAGGTCAGAAGAGAATTCAGGAATTGGCAAATAAAGCCAAGAAGACTGAGGATCTAGAAAAGGAGCTAGAAAGTCTTAAAGACAGACTAGATCCACAACAAGATAAGCGGGCTTCGGGTGACGTGCTAGAGCAGTTGCAGGCAGATGGGATTCCTTATACAGGAGACTATATAAAGGATCTACAGATTGCAGAAAACAGAGCAACTGAAAAAGCAATTCGTGCTTTTGAAAAGAAGCAAAGTTTTAAGGAAAGTTTTAACAGAGATGTAAGTTCGTTAGAGGAAACGTATCCGGAACTTAGAAAAGGATCAGAGCAATTTGATGAAGATCTAACTCACGATATAGTTACTTTATATAAGAACTCTTCGCAGTCTAATCCTAACTTGAAACTAAAACCATTTATTGAAAGTGTTATGAAAGTAAGAAGACAGGGTGAAAATAAGGGAAAATCCGTATCTGTTCAAGATCTTGTTAATCAAGAGAATCAGGGCGCGATAAGACCATCAGGAAATATTAAACGAGTTAATAGAGACCCGGCAGACATGACATTAGAAGAAATGGAAGCTAGCTTTCCAGATGAATTAACAGTCTATCCTCGACATTGAAAGAGGGTGAATAAATAAAATGTCAACTACATCAAGTACAGGAATGTCCGCTTTAATGCAGACATACTACGATAAACTATTTATAAGTACAGCCAAAAACTGGCTAGTACACGAAGAAGGCGCACAAAGTAGACCTTTACCATCAGGTGAAGGTAAAATCGTATATTTTCAAAAATATACACCTTTAACAATAATTACAGCACAGATTACTGAAGGATCTAATCCATCAGCAGTCAATCTTTCGGCAACTAACGTTAGTGGAACAGTCTCAGAATTTGGTTCTTATTCAACCATTTCTAAACTATTAAAACTAACAGCTATTGATCCTAAGATGAAGGGTGCAGTAGAGGTCATGGCTCAAAACGCAGGAGAGTCAAGAGACCAAATGGTTAGAGAAAAAGCTTTGGTAGGAGGTACCTCACAAATTGCAGCAGGTAAAGCCTTAACAGCAGTAGCTACTACAGATACTCTAAGTTCTTCGGAAATTAGAAAAGCTGTTAGAACCTTGAAAGTAAACAAAGCTATGAGATATAGCGATGGTTATTTCTTAGGTAAAATAGCTCCTCACGCATCGTATGACTTAATGGGCGATTCCACATGGGTAAACGCTCACTCATACAAAGATGGTGAAAACTTATATAAAGGTGAATTAGGAAGATTACACGGAGTAAGATTCTTAGAAACCACAAACTGGAAAGAAACCGCAAATGGCGGATCTTCTAGTGCAGATATAATTCACACCTTCGTGCATGGTAAGGAAGCAATCGGTGTAACAGATTTAAACGGAGACAGTCAAAAAGTCTACGTTAAAACTCCTGGAGCAAACTCAACAGATAACCCTGTTGATCGATTCAGTACAGTAGGATGGGCTATGTCCTTCGTACCAGTACAGTTAGTTTCAGACTGGATCATTGAGATCAAGACTGGAGCAACTGATCAATCGTAAGATTGGTGAATTAAGTGATGGGGGTCTTCGGATCCCCTCACCAAGATAAATTATGACAACAAGAGATTACGACATACAGAAAATAGAAGAAGACATGAGCAAAGGTCTAATAAGCCAAGAAAGAGGAAAAGCCTTAATAAATAAAATGTATAGACAAACCAGAGATCATGATTTAGAAGATAGGCGTAAAAAGTTAATTGATGATCAGAGAAGAAATGTATCAGAATACCGTGCTATGAGAGAAGACCCAGATAAAATGAGCGAGTCTCAATTAAAGCACGCTATAGAATATTTCAGCTCTAATCCCAATGAATTCTAGGAGGATAATATGGCTACAAAAAAGAAAAAAGTAGAAAATATAATCAAAGAGCAGATAGGGGAAAAGGGAACATACATCGGAAAAGACGGACAGAAATATCAAATACCTACTCCAGTAGTTCCTGTAGAAGATGCAGTCGCAAAAGATGCACCTATATATGAGAATATGCCAGAGGAAGTTAAGTAATGGATGAAGGTGCTTTCAGACAGGCAGGGGAGGCGGAACAAACCGCTCCAATTAGTGAATTAACAGAACCAAAAAATCCCGATAGACCAGTATCGGATGGTAAAGACGTGGAAGCACCAATATCTCATTATGTAGAGTTACAAGGTTTTCCTTATACAGCAGAATTCTTTGATGTTAAAGGAATTTATGATAAGCCGGATTTAGGTATGTATGAAGAGGTTATGAATATAGAGAACGCATATATACAAAAAGTAGAAGAAGGTGAATACGAAGATAGTAAAGATACCTTCAAGAAGTTTATAAAAGAAGCAGAGAAAGCAACAGATTGTGAGAATGGACCGACAGAAATAAGAATTGGAAAAATATCAGAATGGGTAAAGTTTATGAACAATTTGAAATTAGTTGGAAAGGATAATATATATGGCTAATCCAGTACAACAAAGTAAATCATATACATCAGAATCAGAGCAGGAGATTTTAAAAAAGAGTAGGGATGATAAATATAATGTACTAGCAACCATGCTACTTGGAGAGGATGGTAGTACAGCTAGGCGTGTAAAAGTAGACTCTAGTGGAGGTTTAATAGCTGGAAGTCAATTACCTACTGATGGTGAAAACAGTTCAATGCTCATATCTTATAATGCAGCAGGAGAAGTTGTATATGTAGATGAAATAATTAGTGGGGTTACATACAGACAAACATTTACAAGAAGCGATATGGCTGTAGCTTCAACATTACCTATTTCAGCTGTGGAGATAATATAATGGAAATATTTAAATCAAAAGATGGTAAAACCATCACTTATGACAATAACAGAGCATCTGTAGTAGATGTAAAAGAATTATTACTACAAAAAAAGGACATAGAGGGGAGAATTAGTGAAAGTGCGTTACCAGATGATAAAGAGTTACTTGAATGGGCTAGAAACAACTGGTCTATTGTAGACTACTCTATGGAAATAAAAGAACTAGATAAGATAAACGAAGTACTTAAAAGTTTAACAAAGGAAGAATAAATGTCAGCTATTACAAGCAATGGAACAGATGGCGGATTGTGGAGTTCAACAGCTAGTTGGACTGGTGCAGTAGTGCCTACAGAGGGAGATACTGTTCAGATACTTGATGGCGATACAATAAGTGGTGTTGATTACCAAACTACAATAACTTGGAC